GTATTCAAGAAAAAATGAAACTATCAGAAAATCTTTCACTTTCCGAAGTTATTAGATCGGAATCCGCAAAACGTAATGGCATATCAAACACGCCTACGCCAGAGCATATTGAGAATTTAAAAGCATTAGCCGAAAATATATTTCAACCGATTAGGGACCATTTTAAAAAGCCTATCCGTATATCATCTGGGTATCGAAGTAAAGAGTTGAATACTCTCATTAAAGGAAGTTTATCCAGCCAGCACTCAAAAGGTCAGGCGATTGACATTGATATGGATGGGACCGAAATAACCAATAGACAAATATTTGATTTTGTAAAAGATAATTTACCTTTTGATCAGCTAATTTATGAATTTGGCAATGATGATAATCCTAATTGGGTTCATATTTCTTATAATAGAAATGGAAAACAGAGAGGACAGGTTTTAAAAGCCTATAAACTAAACGGACAAACTAAATATTTCCCATATGCTTAAAAGCGACTTAGTACGCGAATATTTGGTTAGATTTCCAGACCATGCGGATTTAACGATGGCTAAAAAAATCTACAAGGAAAATCCATTAATTTTTACAACTGTGGAATCTACTAGGAGTTTAATAAGAAATGTAAAGGGTAAAACTGGTTGGGAGTTAAAGGATAAAAGCCTATATACTGAAAAAACATTTAACTATAATCCCTATAAATTACCCGAATCTGAGGAAAAAATAAGAGAGCCTTACATATTACCATTAGCGGATAATAACATACTTTTAATTTCTGATTTGCATATACCATACCATAACATTAAGGCGATTACATTGGCTTTAGATTATGGCAAAGAGCAGAAAGTAAATACAATCGTAATTAACGGTGACCTCATGGATTTTTATCAGATGTCGAGGTTTGAACGTGACCCTCGCAAGCGTTCAATTAAATTTGAATTTGATTCCACAAAGGCATTTTTAGTCATTTTAAGAGAGGCTTTTCCAAATGCTCAGATATATTGGTTAAAGGGGAATCATGATGTCAGGTATGAGCATTGGTTGATGTCTAAGGCTCCAGAGGTCTTTGATGATCCATATTATCAATTAGAGGAAAGGTTAAGGCTAAATGAGCAACGCATACATCTGATTGGAGATAAGACTTTAGTAAAGGCAGGAAAATTGCATATCCATCATGGCCATTTGTTTTTTAGGGGTTTTATGGCTCCTGTAAACTCGGCTAGAGGTTTGTTTATGAAAGCCAAACAATCAACTATTTGCAGTCACGTTCACAAAATTAGTGAGCATACTGAAACAAATTTGGATGCTGAAATGACTACAACATGGACCACTGGATGCCTTTGTGAGTTATCTCCAGACTATTCTCCATTTGCAAATAACTATGCTCATGGCTTTGCTCACATCAAAGTAAATAAAGATGATACCTACTCAGTAAAAAACTTTCGGATTTATAAAGGAAAATTATTATAAAAATAATCTTATATTTGCATCATGTACAGGGAACTATTAGAAAAATTAAGCATAAACCAAACCATGAATGTTTTTGCAAACGTTCAGGTTTGGCGCAATAATGCAACCAGGTTGCATAAAGAAAGCGGAAAGGTATTCCATATTAAAAATATGAAGGACCATACAATGATAATCAGGCTATTTTAAAAATATATTTTTTATTTTATTTGGTTATTAAAATAACTTTTCAGATATTTGATTCAGCAATTCAATTAAGGGTTGCTAAAAACTTAAAAACATGGAAATTATAATCTTTTTTATTGGAATGTGTGCCGTTATTATAGCAATGGCAGGTTTATGTGATTACATAGCTAAAAAATACTAATATGGAAAAGCAGGAAAAAACAGAAATTGTTGAGATTGTAATCAAAGATCAGGAACAAACTGAGAAATTATTTACTGAGGATGATATGCGAAGGGCATATAGTTATGGAATGTTTGCCGTAACAACTGGCAGAAATTTTAAGGATTGGTTTATAAATTATAAAAGCAAATAATATGCAAAAGCAAACCGCAGCAATGCAGTTACTGAAATATATTTTAGTGGATTGCAGAAATGAAAATGGTAATATTCAATTTCATGCAAACGAAACATTTAATAAGTTTCTTGAATTGGAAAGGCAGCAAATTATTGATGCCATTACCCAATATGAAATAAAATATAATAATGTATTTTCAGAACAAGGAATATTAAATGTTGTTAATAAAGCAGAACAATACTACAAAGAAACATTTAAAAGCAAATAAGATGACAAACTTACTAGAAAGGCTAAAGCCTGAGTATTTAAAAATAATTAGTGATCAGGAGGTTAAATATCCATTTTCAACTAATCAGGTGCAAATTGAGCTATCAGAAACTAATCATTGGATAGATTTGAAATATAGTACTGTTTTTTATCTATGCAATACATTGAGAATTTATGATTATTCACCAAGCGCAATTGAAAAATTATTTAGAGATGAGGAGCATTAGCAGGACAGTTTATCCTGATGGTAGGGTAAGCGAATATCAGAATGGAGCATTTATTAAATTAAATCAGGCTCCGAATACCAAAGAGTTTAATAATTGGATTAACTTTATTTATAATTACAATGCCATACGTTGAGGACAAGATTGAGGATTTTAACATTATACCAATGGGGAGAAAGTATTACCAAGTGGTTTATACATCCCCAACAAGCGGAAAAGTCTGGTCCAATTATACGGATGATCATTCATTAATTATAAACATAAAAGATGGTAAAGCGTTAATAAGTAACCTAAGAAAATTAAAATTTATTTGTAAGATATGACACCAAAAGAAATGATTGAAAATCTAATTTTAAAATTAGAGCAGGGAAATCCATATACAAACGTGATGCAGCTAACCGAAGGCGGGCTATACAGTAGCAAAGGTTCGCCCGCTTTTGGTTAGGTGCTGTTATGCGCTCGCCTTATTTTTTCGTGTTGATTTTCAGTAAGTTAGAAACTATTTTAAAAATAAATGAAAAATAGTTTGAAAAAAGTTTGCAGTTATCAATATAGGTTGTATATTTGTATAAGAAATTAAAAAATAAACAAAATGACAACTTTAATCTTCAAATCAGAAAAAAACGCAAAAGTTTACGAAATCCGTTCAGCAAAATCACAAGGCGTTTACGCTGCTGGAGAACTTATTAGAGTAGTAAAAACTGACAAAATAAACGAATTGACAAATGGACAACAATACGAAGTTACAGCAACTGAAATCAAGGTTGCTTAAAATAGAAAGCGAACTATCCACTTGCAGAACTTCGGTTTTGCAAGATGGATGGCAAACGCAAAGGCACGCTAAAAAAGCCCGTAAATGGGATATTTTAGCACAACGTAAAATGGAGTTAATTCAACAAATTGACGAAATAGAATATTCACAATCCTTAATGGATACAGACCCTTTTGTATAATGGAAGATTCACACAAAAAAGCAACTGAAATTATTATTAAGTTGCAGGACAAAAACGCTAAATTAAGAATTGCAATACTCAAATTAACAACTTTGTGCGACAGGACAAAGCAACACCTTGTTAGTGAGATTTGGGCTCAACAAATAGGATATGCAAAACAAATCATTGAAGAAACAGAAAAGTAAAGGCGGAAAACGTGTTGGGTCTGGGCGTAAAAAAGCAGACTACGAAACAAAGACTATTTCCTTTCGTGTTCGTGTCAAATTTGTCGAACCGATTAAAAAAATGGTCAAAGATTATGTTTCGGAGCGTCTGCAAGGTGACGCATAACGGTTGGCAACTTGCAGAAGTGCGGGATTTAGAACGATAAACTTTCAATAACAACAAAATCATGATAGAAGAACAAAATATCAATGAACCACAAAGCCCCGCATTTTTGCAAGGTGCTGTTATGTGCAGGGCTGGTGAAGAAATAGGTGTTAAAGACAAAAACTCCAACGATATTTTTGTCGGTTCCGTTATTAAACACAACAACAATCTGTATTTAATTAAATGGTCGGATAGTCATAAACAGTATGTTGCAAGAGCATTACCATTAAATGGTCACACAAAAAGTTGGAGAGATTTAGAATGGATTAAAAACCTTTCAGACAAGTATATTGAAATTGTCGGCACAATACTGTTTGATGAAACCATGAGAAAAATGTTTGAAGGTGTGTATCGGTAAGCCTTGCACATAACTTATAGATATGCGAAGCTTTGTTTCGATTATACAAATAAACAAGAAATAGAAAAACTATGAAAGCTATATTACAACTATTTAAGGATTATGGCATGGACTGTGATCTGGATGTTAATAATCATTTGATGTTTTATAATGCAGATGATGATATTGTATGTGTTGAGCATGCAGGGGAATTGCTGATTGAGGAGTATTTTGATGGAACTATTACAGGAGCCAAAGATAATGTTCAGACATTAAATGGCAGAGATACTGTTACTATCTTATTTGATGGGGATTATTCATTGGCATTAGAAACAATCATTGATTTTGAAAGAGCAACAGACTAACCTGGTTATCTTTACGATGCTACTCTGGGCGTTAATTTTATTAATAATTACTCTCATTTGGCATTTTAATTAGATTATTTTTATAACTTTGTATTATTAACCAAAAAAACAATGATGGAATTACAAATCAATAAATTGCCGACTTTGCAGGAATTATATGCAGAGCCAGGACAAGCATTAAAAACTGATCATTTAGCAGTTATACTAAATCAACAACCGCCAGCCAATTGGATTAAAACTCATCCATTTATTAAAGGCTATAATTATTTGCCAATTGATAAAATTGAGTTTTTATTAAAGCGCATTTTTAAGCGTTACAGGATTGAGATATTGAGAGAGGGTACGTCTTTCAATGGTGTTTATGTAGTTGTGCGGGTTCATTATTTGCATCCAGTTACTAATGAATGGGATTTTCATGATGGAATTGGTGCGGTCCAATTGCAGACTGCAAAAGGTACATCTCCAGCCGATTTGATTAATATCAATAATGGCGCTTTGTCAATGGCTTATCCAATTGCAAAAACAATTGCAATAAAAGATGCATGCGATCATTTCGGTACTACATTTGGTAGTGATTTAAACAGAAAAGATACAATCCAATACTCAGCAGATGCAAAATTAGCCGATGTTGCAAAAAGTAAAGAAGAGGAGAGATTAGAAAAGCTAATTGAAAAGGCAAAGGATCTCTCAACTCTTGAATCATTAAAGGCTCATTTAACAGAAAATTTAAACATTCAATACGAAATCAAATGGAACCAACTTTCAAAATAAGGTCATCAGCAACCGCCAAATTGATGGGCGTAAAAGGATTGGGTCAGACTGGTTACAGTTATTTAGAGGCATGGCTAAAAAATCATTTATACAAAAGGCGTGCTGATGTTAAATCAAAGTATTTAGACAAGGGCAATATTGCAGAAGAGGATGGATTTACTCTAATGGCTTTGCAGTTAGATTTGGGAATGGTTTATAAAAATATTGGCTTATTCCAAAATGATTATTTAATTGGAACGCCTGATTTAATTGTAAATGGAGTGGTTTATGATAATAAATGCTCCTGGTCTTTAGATACTTTCCCAATGTTTGATAAGGATGTGCCAAACAAAGATTATTACTGGCAATTGCAAAGCTATATGGAACTCACAGGATGCGAGAAATCAGTATTGGCATATACTTTAATCGATGCGGATATATCATTGATTGAGCAGGCTATAAAATGGGAATCTGATGCTAATAAAATATATCAGATAATTTGCAATATGACTTACACAAAGGATACCTTTGAAAGCTACGTAAAAGAATTTTGCCCAACTGCAACATCAAACCATTTTATTGAAATTCCAGATTATGACAGAATAAGGACTTTTAATATTGATAAGGATCAAAAGGCAATTGACTTAATTTATGCAAGAGTTGCAGAATCAAGAGAGTACATTAATTCATTAATAAATAAATAAAAACATGGCTGATAAAATCATACGTTTAAAATTAGACGTTTCAAAAATTGACAAAACAAAGTTGTACAAGGGCGAAAAGGGTACTTATTTATCCTGTACCTTATTACTAAATGATGCTACTGATAATTATGGCAATAATGGCATGATAGTTCAAGAAACTACAAAAGAGGAGAGAGATTCAGGCATTAAAGGTGCAATTTTAGGCAATTGCAAAGTGGTTATACAGAATCAGCCAACTGCGCCTGTAAATGTTCCCAAAGAGGATGATTTTGGATTTTAAGTTATGGAAAATAATATTGTGTACGGACATTTAAAAAGGCCTGATATTGGGCCTCCAAATCCTGCAAGGATAGCAAAAGCATTGGAGTTGGTATGTGGTCAAGGATTAAGCATTAATGATGCCAGCAGGAGATTAAGGTTATCTACTCCAAGCCTATGCGGATGGATGACAAAGTATTGGTTTTATAGAAAAATAGAAAATCCAGTTACAATTGTTTTAAAATCAAAAGTATGAACTACAAAATTAATCAGGTTGAGGAGTTTTTAATGACCGGTCAGCCATTAACAGTATTGGATTGTTTTAATATGTTTAAGACATTCGAGCTTCGTAAAATAGTATGCCAGCTAAAAAACAAAGGCCTAAAGATAGGATCCGAATGGCAGGTAAATTTAAATACCAAATCACGATATAAAAAATATTATTTAATTAACTAAATTATTTATATATTTGCAATGGTAGCTGACATCCACAATAAGCTATTAAAAAACATTTAAACCCATGTGGTGGATAGGAGTGGATGCCTTGAAACCTCATGGGTTTTTTATTTTATAATTATGAGTAAAAAAACTTATTATTTCAGTCATGATTTTGAGCCTACATCGGATCCAAAATTGCAAGCATTAATATCAGAATATGGAGGCATTGGGTATGGTATTTGGTGGCGAATTATTGAAATGCTACACTCAGATGATAGTCATAAATTACCAAAAAAGCAGTTTATTTTTACCGCATTAGCTGGTCAAATGAAATGCAATTCACAATTTATTGAGGAGTTTATAGATTATTCAATTAATGTCCTTGAATTATTAAATACTGATGGTAATTTCTTTTGGTCTAATAGAGTATTAAGAAATTTTGAGCAAATGGATGTTGAAAAGGGATGGAGATCAAAAGGAGGCAAAAATAGCGCAAATGCTCGTAAATTAAAAGAGTCTGAGTTAGAGTTAAGTTTAAGTGAGTTAAGCTCTAGTTCAACTGAGTTAAAGTCCAGTTCATGTAAAGAAAAGAAAGTAAAAGAAATAATAGATATAAATATATCTATGGATGACTTTTGGGATTTATATGATAAAAAAGTTGGGGATAAAATTAAGATTGAAAAAAAATGGATTGCTTTGAGAGGTTATGAAAGAGTAAAGGCAATGGATTATATACCTAATTATAAAATATCTCAGCCGGATAAAAAGTACAGGTTAAATCCTGAAACATTTATAAATCAAAAAGGGTGGAATAATGAGCTAATTGGATTAGAGGAAATTAAAAAGAAATCAGAGCAATTACCTGCTCACTTAACAAGGGTATTAAATTGATTAAGAAATTTAAAGATATTGCAGACAATTTAGAATTGATGCGCAATACAGGAAACCCAATGGGAGAGTTAAGCGGATTTAGCGACTTAGATAAAATTTATACGATTAAGCAAGGATCATTTACATTTATCCTAGCAGCTCCCCATCATGGAAAGTCTGAGTTTGCATTTGAGTTAGCATTTAATCAGGCCCATAAATACGGAAAAAAATCATTAATTTATTCTCCGGAAACAGGATCCGTAGAGGATATTTATGCTGAGTTTATTCATAAATACACTGGCAGGCCGTTTTATAAGTCTATACCTGGAGCCGTAGAGGATAGGGAATATTTCCAGGCGATTAATTACATAGATGAGATGTTTAACGTAGTGGATTCAGATGATAAAAGCTATTCAATACCTGAGATAATGTCATTGGTGAGGGATG